AAACATTTTGTGATATAAATATTAATCTAATTAATAAAATAGATTTTAATAACGTGGGTAGATCTTGTTATGTTATAAAAAATAAGGAGGGTGGGGTAGATAATGTCCTTGCCCCTAACAACCAACCATCCGGATTATACCAAAGGGCGATGGAGGTGCTGGGCGACCAGAAGCAGGCCTTATCGGCCTGGGGTACGGCCTACTCCCCCGACTTCGTGTCCTTCTTTGGCGATTGGATGTCCATGCCATCAGAATACGACTTAGATAGCAATGGGGAGCCTAAGTATGATGATGTCATGTCCTTTATCAAACAAAAGAATTATGCTGTGGGTAATTTCATGGCTGACGAGGTTAAGGATATTAATAATACCCTTACTTCCTTGGGCGTCGATAATATCAATGATCTTAATGATATGATCGTATCTAATTTCCTTTCAGGCGGTGATATATTCCTCAATAGGTACAATCTTGAGCGATCGGGGATGTATGACGCTGATGAGATTGATAATATTATGACTAACCGATCGGAGTATGATCGGGCAAGGGATATGATGAGGAGGATTGTTGATTTTATGTCTGAGGGGGATCTCAATGAGAAGGATATGTATTTCCTGTCCTCCGAATCAGGTCTTGGTGATGATTATATGATATATGAGGATACATATGACTCGTTAGGGAAGAGAAGAGCCTTGAATCCAATGGAGGTAAGGGATACGATCATGAGGGCGGTAGGCGGTATCAGCGACCGCCGGGAGTTCGATCAGGCTTTCACCTCCGTCCCCTACCCTTCCTTGGCGCTCCGGTATCAGGAGGATCAGGATTACGCCGATCGGATGTATGATACGTATCGTAATATGACCCGTATGGAGGTTCGGAGTCAGGACGGGAATACGATTACCGACTCGCACTTTTACAATACCATACCATATATCAGTATGCCTAAGGATATGAAAGGTCTAAGGGATAAGGTTGGGGAGATAATCGATATGGACGATTTTAAGGACATCAAGGATGTTGCCGGACGTCTATATGACATAGCCATGGATCTTTCCGATATGGGTGTTGATATAAGCGAGGCGATTAGCGATGAGATGGTTATATCCAGACCGGAGGATATCCGTGATCTTATGGCATCGCTAGACGTCATGTTATCTTCTATACAGAATGGTGCCCCGGTATATGATGACTTTATTTCCGATCTTGATAGGATAACAGGGAAAGGGAATCCGATATACGAGGTTCAGGATACTAACCTTACCGGTGATAGGATGGTGTATGTAAGGTCCGGGAAAACATCTCCTTCCGATATGTATGACAGGAACATGTTGTATGTAGGTAGAAATATATACCATAACACGACCCCGATAACCGACACCGATCAGGCCTATGAGGTGCTGGCTGATATCGGGATAGAGCGGCCCTCGTACTTACCGGATGGCGTGGTCCCCCAAGGGGCTTCTCGATCTGATATTGGCGTGGTCAAGGATAATATCAAGAAGTTGGTTATGGATAACATCTCATCCTCCAATACGGAGAGTATGATCCTTGCCAGATTGATATACCAGCATCCCGCAACACTTAAGATGGATGATATCGATATTGATCGGGAGTTCAGGAGATACGAGGCTAGACAGGGAAAGGATCGGGATTTTATCAAATCCTGTACCTCGTTGAGGAAGATCCAGATCAAGGAAAGGTTAAAAAAATCGGATTTATATAATAATGTTTTGCGTTTTCTTGATTTTAATGGATTTTATAACGTATCTTTGAACCACCATGACAGAGGTACGTTAAAAAACATAGAGATGTCGTTGCCGGATGGTCAGGTAAGAGATCTGTTGTTTGATGTGGCTATCGAGTCCGGTGACAGTAGCATGAGAAACCTTTTCTATCTGGATAGACAGGATAGGATGATGGATGTCGGGTTTTACAGGTATCTGTACCAAAGGAATCCGGGCCTGCTCCGGGAGGTCAACGGCGGCGTCGAGGTGAGATCGGACGGTTCGTTCTTGGCTCGTGGGAGGTATGATGATTTCGTGTCATTCCAATCCGGTTTATATGAGAAGGTAGGTGAGACGGTTGATGGTGCGATATACAGGTTCGTTGATGATCTTATATACTCCGATCCATCATCATATCAAGAAAACATGGTACGAAGGATGGGTGACGTTACGGTAAGGAGTGACGATAATCGCCTGTCAAGGATAGAGGATAATCCCTCATCCAGTAAGATAATTAATGAATACACTGCTAATACAAATAAATTAATGCGAGATTTTTCGTGTAGTTAATCTCTCTTTGGCGTCGTGAGACGTTTTCTTTCGAGCATTGAAACATTGAATTTATGGATTTGCATGAATCCGGGTCGTAGTGATACGTTCCGGATTTTTTGTCTTGTACCGGTTATTATTAATGCCATTTACATGACATGACGTGTTTTGATGATGACACATATCACGATCTTAGGGCTGTTAATTTTTGGACTTTGTAACGCCCGCCATCAGGTGGGGTTATTATTAATTCAAAAATAAATAGACATGGGTACAAGTGGAGACAAAATCGTTTTGTTAGACGGTATGGGTTCCGGTAGTGGAAGCGCCACTAACGGTTTATTATCTATGATTCCGGGGATGTTCGCCAACTTAATAGGCGGAAATAAGATGGATCCGAACTTAGTGGCGGCCTTGATGAACGGCCGTAACAACCAAGACGGTTTCGGCGGGGCTAACGGTTGGTGGTTGTGGATCATTGTTCTGTTCTGGTTATGGGGCGGCCGTGGCTTTGGCAATGGTTTTGGTAACGGTGGTGAGAACTGCGCTAATGGTCTTCCCGCTCAATTGAATAACGACTATGGTCGTGAGTTGTTGATGCAGGCTATCCAAGGTAACAGAAGCGCTATCGAGCAGATCGCTAACGCCTTGAACTGTACTACTACTCAATTGCAAAGCGCTATCTGTAACGTGCAAGGCGCTATCGATAAGGTAGCTGGTCAGGTAGGTATGACTTCTCAGGCTGTTATTAACGCCGTACAGCAACAAGGCTGTGAGATTGGTAATCAAATTAGCTCTTGCTGCTGCAATTTGAGTTCTTTGATCAACCAAAGCACGTGCGCTACTCAAAATATGATAACGCAGCAAGGCTTTGACAATCAATTGCGGACGTTAGAGCAAACCAATGTTCTTCAGAACAACATCAATCAAGGATTGACGAACAACCGTGAGCAGGCTACTACGCAATTTAATATCTTGAGTGCTAAGATTGATGCTCAATCTCAGCAAATTCAGAACGCTTTCTGTGATCTTGAGAAGAGGGAAATGCAGCATACGATTGATTCGTTGCGCGAACAAAAACAGACGTTGGAGTTATTTGCCGCTCAGCAAGCTCAAACTCAAAACATTGTTAACCAGATTCGTCCTTGTCCGGTGCCTGCATTTTTAACATGTAATCCATTTGCTGGAAACGGCTATGGCGGATATCCTTATGGATTTAATGGGTATAATGGAGGATGTTGCAACAACAGTTGCGGATGCAATAATGGTTGTTGCAACAACGGGAACGCAGCTATTTAATTTTTAGTCTGACGTTTGGCAGATATCGTTCTTTGATTTACTGGTAAGGTTTTCGTAATCGGATAAAAACATCCATTTGCATCCTTTATGTGTGTGCATTTTATGTTTGCAACATTTTAGTATGGATGAGTGATTATATCCATTTCTATATGCTTCCATCACGGAGGGAAATGTTTCAATCATTCCATCATTGTCGATTCGTACGACAGGCATGCTTTTTTTTGTGTTTAGTTTGCCTGTTTTAGAGTTAGACAGTCTTTTTCTTGTGATCGGATTGTTCATGTTCATAACTTGATTGCACCATCTTAAATTGTGTACATTATTATTCAGAGGATTTCCGTCTATATGGTCTATATCTGGATAATTATTAGGATTGGGGATAAATGCGGTAGCTACGATTCTATGGGCTGTTATTGATTTTCTATTTCTTTTGTTTTTATATAGATGATAACTGTGTCTTATATATTTGGGTCTACTTGTATTTTTATTTGGTGTTAGTATATGTTGTTCTACAACTCTGTAAGAGCAATGTGTATTTCTAACTTCTCTTTTAAGGGAAATTACTCTCCCAAAGGAAGACACCATATAAAGTCCCTCAAATCCGACTACGTCTCTCCATTCCTCTCCCTCAAAGGAGATGTTCTTAATAAATTCTTCGTTCGTCATTTTCTCTAATTTTTAAAATGTGGACTAAGTTTTTAAAGAGAATGGGAAGGGAGAACTTAGAGAAACCCTTATCAGCAAAGACGCGACCTCTGCCTATCCCAGACGCGAATGTAGTTATTTAAGATTATAAACACAGTAAAAAATATTTAAAAATGGCTTGTGTTTCTAAAATAGGGTCTCTTTATGAGTTGGTCACGAAGAACGTGGTAGTGACTACTACCAACACCATCTTCGGTATCAACCCAAGGATATGGCTGTCCTTGCCATGCGAGGGCCTTCTGCTGCTGAAAATCCGGCAGGTGGTTCCGACAACAGGCGAGACATTGCCAGTACAGATAGCTGTCCCAGCGAACAGCACCGTATCCACGGTGGGTGATGACACATGCTGCCCGGTAACCGGCGTGGCTGTGGTGAACCCGATCAACGTGGCTGTGACCGGAGCGGCTATGGTTAACAACACCGAACGCCTTGTTTATTTCAACAAGGTAAGGGGTGTATTGAGGCTCATGGATTGCTGTGTGCCTACAACCGCCGCATCAGCTTCGGGAACGGATGTTGACGAGGAATAGGTTAGATTATATGTCTAATGGGAGGGTATTCCCCTCCCGCTTAAAAATCGAGATATGTTTAGAGACTTAAAGAAAGGATTTCAAGTATATACGCTGGATACGTCCGATGTTCCGGTATTCAGGATGGGGAATGTGGTCAACGTGTCCGAGCCTAGGTTCCAGCAACCCCAGATGGGTCAGATGGGGCAATATCAGCAACTACAGGATAGGGTGATAGACCTTACCGTGGAGATAAACGGGTCTTCCATGACCTATGTCGTACCGGAGAGCAGGGATGTCGCTATGTCCAATAACATAACTTTGGCCTGCTCGGTCGATCCGATCATGAACCAGCTTAACGCCGCTAAGAGAACTAGCTCCGATATTCTCGATAGTATCGATAAGCATAGGAGGACGCTAGAGGCTTGTGATTCGATCCTTGAGGAAATCAATCCGGCTTTTAAGCAGACTAAGGATCAAGACCGGAAGATCAAGAATCTTGAGGAGAAAGTCGATAGGATGGGATCCTCTTTCGATGAGCTAAAAGAGTTGTTAATTAAAAAATTAGGTTAAGATGAGAGTTATAGATTTAGGTGGCGGTCACGACGAGGACTACAATGACGAGATCTACGATCGTAGAGGCGGCCGTGGACGTAGCAGACGTTCGGATGGGACTTACATGGGTTATGGTGGTGGAATATATGACCATTATGGCAAGGAGCATGATGGTAGGATGGATGAGCTAGAACGCCGTGAGCGTGATCTCGAAAGACGCGAGAGGGAGCTGGAACGTGATGAGCGTGAGCTTGAGAAACGTGAGAGACTCCATGAACGTGAGGACGAGATGTATCGCAGGGGATGGTTCGGTGAACGTAACATCCGTGACGAGTACGAAGGTACCGAGCCGTATATGCGCAGGGGACGCAGGAGTCGTTACTACTGAGGAGCAGACGCTGATGACCCGGATTATAAGCGGTATATAGACACCCATGGATATCACTTTTCCAAGGAGCTGGCTAGGGAAGCCGCTGATAAGATGCTTAACGCCGATGGGTCCAAGAGAAGATGGACGATGGAGGACGCTAAGCAGATGTTCGATAAATGCGGGGCCAAGAAACCTGATAACGCCACTTGGGGAGATGTCCAATATCTATTCGCTATGTTCTATAGCGACTACTTTCCTAAGGTATTGGATTGCGACCAGAAAATAGTCAAGGCTGTCTTGGCTTATCTGGAAGACCCTGACGCCCCGGAAGGGACGGCGTTCGTAAGGTATCTGGCGGTGCGGTGCTTCGTCGGTGACACAATCAAATGGAGTGATATGATTTAGGTTTGATACAACGTTGGAGAACCCTGTCGGCAATAGAATACCGATGGGGTTTCTTTTTGCCCGTAACTTTATTATGATTACATTTGTTCGAGGTAGATCTTTTGTTCACAGGAAGGGTGGGCGGGAATGAAAAAAGGCATCCTCACGGACACCCTTCCCCTTTGATCGAAAATAACTTAAAAACCTTGCGAGTTACTACTACACCGCAAATATAGATAATTAAATACAAACTGCAATGGGTAAGGGGTATTATTGGATAGAGCCAGTGGATCAGACGTTGAATGATTTCCAGTTTTATAAGGCACGTATCGTAGGCGATCCTGAATATGACGAGAGATATCATCGAGTTATATTGAGAACTGATAAGTATTTCCCTGTCGGAAGTATCTTCCATGTTTTGAAAGACCCTGAGATGTTTGTTATAGAGAGGAAGTTCAAGACATGGGGGAATAAGTATGTCGTTAAGCCTTGTGAGGGTGAATGGGAATGGGAGTCTGTCCAGAAACTTAAAGACAAGGCTATTATATTCCGCAGCGGATTCCTGCACGGGGACGGCAGCTTCTGATGCTTACCCGTATCTCCCCCCCCTCGATTTCTTGGGGTTTATGTATATAGTTATATTTGAGCAAAAATAAGTGTAATATGGAAGATTTTCAAGGTAAATATAATGGCAAGCAGATAGATCAGCTTCTGGATAAGGCTAATGATATTGATCTTACCAAATATGCCCTTAAGACGGATAATGCCCCTACCGCCACGAAATTACAGGCGGCTAGGACCATAGCGCTGTCCGGGGCTGTTACCGGTAGTGTCTCATCGGACTTCGGGGGTAACGTTACTATCTCCACGACATTGGTTGATTTTGATGCCTCTAAGATCGCTTCCGGGACCATCAGCATAGATAGGTTGCCTAAGGCGGCATTGGAAAGATTGGTCGTGGTAGCTAATGATACGGCTAGATTCGCCCTTACCACCGCTACGGCTCAAAGTGGTGATACGGTAAAGGTCACGTCTACAGGTAAGATGTATCTGATAAAAGACGAGTCTAAATTAAACAGTGAGGATGGGTATGAGCCTTACACGGCCAGTCAGGCTTCCTCCGTGCCTTGGTCCGGGGTTACGGGCAAACCAAGTACCTTCACCCCTCCCACGTCCTCCGCTACCGTTCTTGGCGGTATTAAGGTAGGATATACGACTTCTGGGAAGAACTATAAGGTGCAACTGGATTCGTCCGGCAACGCTTACGTTAACGTTCCGTGGACGGATAATAACACAACGTATAATGAAGCCACGGCCGACACCTTAGGATTGGTTAAGATCGGCTATGCTTCTAATGGAAAGAACTACGCTGTGCTTTTGGCTAATGGTAAGATGTACGTGAATGTTCCTTGGACTGATAATAACACGACTTATACCCAAGCTACAAGCGATAAATTGGGTCTTGTTAAGATCGGGTATTCGGCTAACGGGAAGAATTACCCGGTAGTTCTTGACGGAAACGGTAAGATGTATGTGAATGTCCCGTGGACGGATACCAACACGACATACACCAATATGGGAGCCGCTTCTGCCTCAGCGGCGGGAAAGGCCGGCTTGGTCCCCGCACCTGCCGCCGGAGCGCAAGCCAAGTATCTTCGTGGTGACGGGACATGGCAAACCCCTCCTAATACCACATATAGCAACATGGGTGGAGCGACGTCCTCAGCCGCAGGATCGGCGGGATTGGTACCAGCGCCGGCTGCCGGCAAGCAAGCGTCGTTTTTGCGTGGTGATGGCACATGGGTGGTTCCGACAAATACCACATACGCTAAGGCTAATACCACGACCTTAGGATTGGTGATGATCGGATATGCTGAGAATGGTAAGAATTATCCGGTAGAGCTGGATAGTAGTGGTAAGATGTATGTCAACGTGCCTTGGACGGATACTAATACAACGTATGGTGTTGTAGGAGCTAATGGGTCCACAGGATTGGTCAAGAACGGCAGTACCGTGACAAGCGCCTCTGGATATACGGCTTGTCCTATCGTGGGTGGTATCCCCTATTATAAGGATACGAATACTACCTACGCCAATATGAAGGCGGCTACGGCTTCTGCCGCCGGTGCTGCGGGATTAGTTCCGGCTCCCGCAGCGGGGAAACAGACGTCCTTCCTTCGTGGCGATGGAACATGGGTCGTGCCTACCAATACCACGTACGGGTTGGCCTCCACTACCGCCAACGGCTTATTGAGACAGCTTAATGGTAGCACCTCTAATTTTATGCGTGGAGATGGTACATGGGCTACCCCTCCTAACACGACATATGCCGTGGCCAATGAGTCTACTAACGGTTTGATGGCGGCCGCCGATAAGAAGACCATGAACAGGCTTATAGGGGTTAATACGGTCACGACATTAGCCAGCTTACCTATCTCCAAGAGAAGCATCACGGCTACGTTATCGGCCGCTACGACCTTATCCGTGGCTTCCGGCATGCAGATAGGGGAGGAGTTGATGATCAGGTGCGTCCCCTCAGCGGCTTTCACTCAGGCGATACCTAATTCCGGGAATTATGTCAGCATGAGCGGAACTTCTATAACCACTACGGCTAACAAGCCTTTCGAGATAAATATCTGGTGTTACGCTTCAGGTAAGTATAGCATCGCCGTTAAAGAACAAGATTAATGATATAAGACATGAGCTACGTATATATAAATAGGGAAATATATCCAAATCAATTAGTTCAGGACGATCCGCTTGATGATAATTATGCCAAGGGTTATAGTTATGATGATTACATTAACGGGAATCCCGCCCCATGGATAGAGCTTGGGGAGGAACAACTGGCGTTCAAGGAGGCCAATCCTAAAGCTACGGTTAAGGAGATTATCGAGGCTAAATTAGATGACTCAAGACTCCTTAATGAGGAGAAATCGGCCAAATATGAGGAGATCAGGACTTATGAGAATGAGAATCTTCATGAGTTCTTATTGGATGATCAAAATATCTATATCCCTGAATATGATAGGCGTAACGCTTTATCTGATGGGGCTATAGCCGATAAGATAACGATCATGGG